ATTTTTTTATGTATTTCTTTTTTAACTGCATTCATTCTTTCAACATCAACTTTTAAACCATTTTCTTGAATTTCACTAAAAGTTAAAGTTCCTTGTAAAAATAATTTAAATCCATTAACTTCAAAATTAGATAATTTATTCCTTTGATGAAAATATAATAATAATGTTATCCAACTGTCATAAGCATTATATTTTAATAATAAATCAATATTTATTTCTTCTAATTTGTTTGCTTTATTTCCGTCTGCTTGAATATAGTTATCCACATAAGTATCCCAACCATAAATACCTAACTTTGAATAAGCAAGATATTTTAAACCAGTTGGTTTTTTATTGTCTAATATATGTTGTGCTACTTGTGTATCCCAAATCCAACCTTTAGTCTCAATTCCAAGTTTATTTTTTATCCATTGATGTTCAAATTTTAAATTATGTGCCATTTTTTTAATTTTTCTATTCTGTAGAATATTAATCAATAATTGCTTATTTGTTGGATTTAATAAATTCCAATGAAAAGCATAAGCACTATTTTTATCAAAACTATAAGAAAATGATAAAATTTTACTATCCGGAAAATTTGGTTTTAAACCTGTTGTCTCAATATCAAAAACAAACCATCTCTGCTTGCTTAAATGTTGTAACTGTTTTGTCAATTCTAATTCTGTTTTTATTAAATATATTTCAACATCAGGTAAAGTTGGTAATTGTTTATCACTGTATAATAAAATTCTTCTTAAATTCTTTTTCCAAGTTTCTAATAAAACAGTATCCTTTTCATTTCTCATTAAATATGATGGGTGATAAACAGGTAAAATCCAAGCATTTAAATCATAATCAGGTATAATTTCTCCAACCCAACCGCTGTAACTTGCTAATGCTCTTCTTCCTAATTTATAAGAAATTATACTGTCGAATGCTGCTTTACCAACTAAAACAACAACATTTGGTCTTAACAATTTTATTTCATTTAAAACTTTAGGTCTGCAACTTTTAATTTGTATTAAAGACGGAGTTTTATTTTTAGGTGGGCGACAACGAACTGCGTTTGAAATCCAACAATCTTCTTCTAATTCAATACCAACTTTTGATAAATATTTTCTTAAAAATTGTCCGCTCTTACCAACAAATTGTTTATTTTTTTCGTCCTCTGTTCGTCCGGGAGCTTCTCCAATTACAAAAATCTTTTTTTGTCCTTTTCCTGTATATTTCATAAAAGGGTTTTTACAAGTTTTATATAATCCACAAGTTTCACAATCAATAGTCTTACCAGATTTTAAATTAATCAATGTATCAAACTCATCAAATTCAAAAAACCCACCCATATCAACAACTCCTAACTTTTAACAGAAACAATCATTAAATAATCATTTCCAGACCTAAAAAAACCAACAACATTTTCACTATTTTCTGTAAAAGATGACAATGAAAATTCAACATACTGTAATAAAGCATTTTTAAATAACGAAGGTTCAATTAAAATCGAAACTTCTTCCTGAATATCCTCACATTTCCATTTTATAATTTCTTTATATTTCGCTCTTTCTTGTTCACCTAAAACAACTATTCTATTTTTAGAAAATTTTAAAGACATATGATAATTTGAATTATCTTTTTCATAAAAAACATTTGCCCTATCTACTGCGTCAACTAATTCATCTGGTAAGGTAATCCATTTTAATTTTGTTATATCATAACTTTTAATAATGTTCTTTAATGGTTCAATTGGAAATAAAGCAATATCTAATAATTTAGAAATCAATAATAATCCTTTTTCGTCTTTAAAATAAATTTGTTGCTTGTTGATTGAAAATTCTGTAAAACTTTTTAACTTCAATAAAGACTGCACTGTTGATTCGTTTAACCAAATAGGTTCTTCAATAAAATCCTCTTTATGTAAATTTGCTTTAATAACTCTTTTTCTATCAGTGCTATATATTATTCCTTTCTCAACAACAACACCTTTAAATTTGCTATTGTTATTTGACAAAAGACCCATTTTTAAAATTGTCATAAAATTATCAGGTAATTTATGCCATTCTAAATCTTTAAGAACTAATAAATTTTCTAATAATTGCTCTTGTTCATTTGCTAATTTTGTAAATTCAATTTCAACATTATTCGCTTTTAAAATATACTCCGTTTCATTCGATAATAATTCTAATTCAGGTTCTTTTATCTTTTGCAAAACTTTGTAAAATTCTACTGCTTTTATTCCTCCTTTAAAACTACCTAAATCAAAAGGTGACATAATCATAAAATTTTCATTATTTGTTATAATAAAATTATCATAAAATAAAAAATGTTCTGAACCTTCTAAAGAATCTCCTTTATTGACTCCAGGGTAACAACTTTCTAATGCTTTTAAAAATTCTTCTCTTTTGATTTTCATTATTTCCTCCTTACATTAATATTATAATTTTAAACCTTCAAATTTTAAAAAATTATTCATAAATTTCGTCTAAATAAACTTCATTTAGAAATTTACTGTTTAAATAAACTCGTCCTATATCAAGACATTGTAACACAACAACCTCCCTAAAATCTCTTTTTTCATTTCTTTTTTTCAACTCTTTTATCCTCATAATCCCATATTCTTGCTCCTCTTTTGTTTGATTTAATGCAATCATTTTAGAAACATGATTTAATTTTCTAATATCCTCTGCAACTTCTGTTTCACTAACATCTTTTAATGCTCCTTTCCTTGTTGATTGTGTTGCAGTTACAACCAAAGCATTTCTTTTTTGTGCTAAACCTCTTAATTGCTTCCAAATACCGTCTAACTGATGCCTATATTCTCCTCTATAATTTGGTTTTATTATATCAGCATAATCAATTATTATAACATCTGGAGTAAAATTATCATAATAATCCAAATTATTTAAAAACATTTCAATATCCGTTATTGATGCACTAAAAGCTGGAAATGATTGAATTACCATTTCTCCGCCTCGAAATTGAAATCTAAATTTCTTTTGAATTTTATTTATTTTTTCAAAATCCACACCATCAAATTCTTTCTCCTTCATAACAATTCTATATTTTTGCATATTTTTATCATATTCAAATATAGGTATTTGTATTGATTGAGGATTAACTGGTTTTCCCAATAAACCAATCCATGCTCGTCTGACCATCTGTTGTAATGTCATTTCTAATGTAATAAACACAACATTTAAACCGTGTGTCATTGCTTCATAACCTAAATACCATTGCCACCAAGTTTTTCCCCTATTTGTAAATCCTAAAAAACTGATTAAATCTCCTCTTCCGAATTTTCCTAATAATACACCTAATGCTCCTCTAAAAGAAAATAAATTATCATTTTCCTCTAAAAACGCATTTATAATTTCACTTTTATCTTTTAATAAAAAAACACCATCAGATTTAGGTAATTTTACTCTTTCAAAATTAGCAAGTAATAATTCACCTTTTTCAACATTTCCTTCAACAATTGATTGTTCTAACTTTTCTTTTAATCTTTTTAAATTTTGTAATTTAATCCATTTTTCTGCTTGGTCTAAATTATATGTAAAATTACCTTTTTTATAGATATTATTTAAATTAACTAAAAATTTTGCTATCAATTCAACTGTTTCTTCATTATAAATTAATGATTTGTTTTGAATAAAAATATCTTGTATGTCCGTCTCAGGCGCTTTTTTATATTTTTCATAATATTCAAAAATCCATTTTATTAAAATTTTCGAATATTCTGACTCAAAATAATCTATTCTAATTAAAGGTTTTATAGCCTCTAAAAAATCGGTATTCATAATACAATTGATTAATAATTTTTGCTCCTCCCAAAATTCAACTTTTATTTTTTTCATATAATATTTCTCCTATTTAATATAATCAATAATGTCATCAAATATATTTTCTTTTGTTCCGGATAGTATTTGATTAACTGTCTTACTTTTTTCAAATAATTTTTTAATCATTCTACTTTCGATTGTATCCTTCGCAATTAAATAATAAACAAAAACAGAATTCTTTTGTCTCATTCTATGTACTCTATCCTCGGCTTGCAAATGGTCCGAAGGCACCCAACTTAATTCAGTAAATAATACAGTATTAGAAGCCGTTAAAGTAATGCCTACACCAGCAGAAGTAATATTTCCTATAAATAATTTAGTTTTTGGGTCATTTTGAAATTTATCAATTGCTTCTTGTCTTTTTGTAGCAGAAACAGAACCATCAATAACAACACAAATATTCTTATATTTTTTTGTTAAATCATAAATAACTCCTTTGTGTAAAGCAAAAATAACTAATTTTTGCCTTGTTTCTAAAAAGTCATCTATCCATTGAAAAACATAATTTCTTTTTACATTCCCGGTTAATGATTTTAAATAATTCAATAAATTTCTAACCTGCAATTTTGACAATTCTCCTTTTAATTTCCATCTTATTTCATCAACTACTTTATTAT